AAGTAGAACTGGTATTATGGAGGTTCAAGATGACTTCCACCTTGCAACTGTTGATGTTGTTACTGATCCTTCTGGTCCAGACTGCTTTGTTAACGGCATTATGGAAAATACTGAATACTACTTTGATATTACTTCTGGTAATTGGAGAATTGCAGAAAAACTTGAAAGTGTTGTTAAGGAAGCGAAGAAAGAATATACCCAAACAACCAAAAAAATTGACGAACTCAAGGCACTTCGTATTTTTGAAGAGTTTATGGGTTCTCTTAAATAAGAGAAAAACCAAAATATATAAATAACATTATGTTAAATATAGAATCCAATAAAAAGGAGAATAAAATGTCTAAAGAAGATTTAAAAGCTGTTACAGATATTGCTGATGACGAAAGTATCTATAATGCTGCTGAAATTGTCACACCAGAAGGTGGTGCATCTAAAAAGCGTAAAGCTGATGTAAACAAAAATATTGACCCAAAAGCAGATACTGTAAAGGAATCTGATGAGGGTGAAGAAGAAATGGAAGATGAAGATGAAGAAGGCAAGAAAGACATGAAAGAGTCTTTCATTGATCTTTTTGAAGGCACAAATCTTTCAGAAGAATTTAAAGAGAGAGCATCACTTGTTTTTGAAGCTGCTGTTAACGAAGCTGCTACAGAAAAATCAAAAAATGTTGCAGAGTCTCTTGAAGAAGAATTCTCAGACAGATTGACTGAATCTGTTGATGAAGCAATGGGTGATATCGTTGAAAATCTTGACGCATATCTTGACTACATTGTTAGCGAGTGGATGGAAGAAAATACTATTGCTATCGAAAGTGGCACAAAAGTAAACATGGCGGAATCTTTCATGAATGGCCTTAAAGGTCTATTTGAAGAGTATAACGTCGAAATTGACGAAAACACCGTAGATGTAGTTGAAAGTCTTGAAGAACAACTAAGTGAATCAGAAGAGACTGCAAACTCTGTCATTGCAAAGAACATTGAACTTGTAGAAGAAATCAATGCACTTAAAGCAAATAATGTTTTTGAAACAGTTTGTGAAGACCTAACTACTTCACAAAGAGAAAGAATGCGAGTTCTATCCGAAAAACTAGACAATGCTGATCTATCATCTTTTGAAAATGATTTGTCAACACTAAAAGAATCTTTCTTCAAGAAAGAAGCACCTTTTATTGCAGAGGAATTAGAAGAAGAAAATGGAATTCTAACAGAGGATAGCAATACACCAAAGCGCCATTCTCAATATGACTCTGTAAATGCAATTGTTGCTGCTATCGACGCACGTAACAAGAAATAAGAGAAAACTTTAATTTTATAAATAACTGTAATGAAGACAAACAATAACACAAGGAGAAAACAATATGTCTCTATCTAATGATAATCTAATTAATAAGTGGGGTCCACTTTTGGAGCATAGTTCTTTTGCGCCAATTGAGAACACTCATAAGAAATCTGTCACTGCGACAATTCTTGAGAACACAGAAATTGCGCTAAGAGAAGGTTCTTCAATGTCACCTTCTTCACTACTAATGGAAACACCAACTAACGATGCTGGCACTGGCGGTTTCGGTGGTGGAGCAACAGCAACTGGTCCAGTTGCGGGTTACGACCCTGTTCTTATTTCCTTGGTTCGTCGTGCAATGCCAAACATGATTGCATACGATATTGCTGGTGTTCAGCCAATGACTGCACCTACTGGCCTTATCTTCGCAATGCGCTCTAAGTACACTTCACAAGCTGGTGCAGAAGCATTCTTCAATGAAGCAAACACTGCACACTCTGGTGCTGGTACTCACACTGGTGCGCCACTTCCTGCTGGTGATCTAGCTAATACATCTATCTTTGATACAGGTACAGGCATGGACACTGCTGCTGCCGAAGCACTTGGTTCAACAGGTGATGCATTTGCAGAAATGGCATTCTCAATTGAGAAAGTTGCTGTGGAAGCAAAGAGCCGTGCGTTGAAAGCGGAATACACCACTGAGCTTGCACAAGACCTTCGTGCTGTTCACGGTCTAGACGCTGAAACAGAACTATCCAACATTTTGTCAAGTGAAATTCTTGTCGAAATCAACCGTGAAGTAATCCGCACAATCTACAGCAATGCTGTTACTGGTGCTGCTGCTACTGCTAACGCAGGTACGTTTGACCTTGATGTTGACGCAAACGGTCGTTGGTCTGTTGAAAAGTTCAAGGGTCTTATGTTCCAAATTGAGCAAGAAGCAAACGCAATCGCAAAAGCTACAAGACGTGGTAAGGGTAACATCATCATCTGTTCCTCAGATGTTGCATCCGCACTACAAATGGCTGGTGTTCTTGACTATACACCTGCTCTTAACAGCAACAACCTACAAGTTGACGACACAGGCAACACATTCGCAGGTGTTCTAAACGGACGCTTCCGTGTGTATATTGACCCATATGCAGGTAACAACTATCTTGTTGTTGGCTACAAAGGTTCAAGTGCTTTTGACGCGGGTATTTTCTACTGCCCATACGTTCCACTACAAATGGTTCGTGCGGTTGGTGAGAACAGTTTCCAGCCAAAAATCGGGTTCAAAACTCGCTACGGCATGGTTTCTAACCCATTCGCAAAAGGTGCTGCTCAAGGTTCTGGCGCACTTGACGCAAACAGCAACGTATACTACAGACGTGTACGAGTAACTAACCTAATGTAATAAAAATCTGGAAACAACCAGATCAACTTAGAGGGGCATTTATTGCCCCTCTTTTTTTGTCCATGTGTATATTGCAGAACCACAATCCCATATTCTATCCCAACCATTTGAAACCATGTTTTCAAATTCAGTTTTAGATGAATCGAAAATTTCCAACTTCTTTTCTAATTTGTGTTTTTGAAAAGACACCCTTGAAAATAACTTAGTTGGATTGCTTTTATGGAAATACCAATAGTTTGGTGGACTGTATCCCTGAAAATCAAAACCACATTTTTCATAAACCTTCCCGTTACCAATGCGCAAGTCTGCATATGTTATTATGCTTTCTGGGGTTTGGTCTTTTTTGAAATGACTGAAAAGCTTGGAAGCACCACCAACCACAGTGAAGTCTGAATGGGATGTCATTCTTGCACATTCGTAAATATATTTTTTGTTAAATCTTGATTTGCCAAATGAACAAGCCATAACTAACTTTTCATTATAAAAAAGCCCATAATGAAAATTTGCTGGTACGAACCCATGTATATGGTGTTCGTCATGAAAAATTCTTGCGTCTTTTGAATTTAACCTTCTTATTGTAGTATTTCTGGCATATAATCTTTCATTGTTATGGTTCAAAGTATCAAGTAATTTTAATATCTTGTGCTTATCGTCAGACTCAAACACTGTTATCAACTTTATACCCAAATCGTTACACATAATAATCTTTTTTTGATGGTATCCAGATTTTTTACCACCGAAATTTTCTGAATGCCACACATTACCACAATATTCTATTGCCAAATTATTTTCTTTGTTATATATGTCTATCTCATATGGGCCTATTAAAGATTTCGAATTGGAAATCCATTCACCACTATATTTTTTCTTGCAGTGTTCAAAAAGATATATTTCTGCTTTACTTCTCCAAGATATTGGTACTTCAATTTCATTTTGTTTTAATATTTTTTTAGTGTATGAGTAAGAAACACCTAGTTTATCAGCCAAAAACTGTATCGGTTTTGACCTGTCATATACACTATCCAGATATTCTTTTGAAAAATTTATAGCTTCGTGCTGAATCCTTTTGCCGTCTTCACACGCTGTATTGAAATCTTTCAAATCTATGTCATACAAAAATAACCATTCATACACTGTTTGTTGACTTACGCAATAATACTTTTCTATGAATTTTATGCTATTGGATTTATATATGCTTTCTATTTCTTCTTTCGAAGGAATGTTTGCTTTTCTATGTCTGTTATTAGCTTCCATAGATGCTTGGGCATGTGTCTTTCTTTCTATACCATATTGTATTAACCATTTTCGTATAGTTGGATTTGATGTGTTGTAATGTTTCGCTAAAGAGGAAATCGTAGAACCTTCTTTAGAATACAAATCAACCAATTCTTTTTGTGGTGGAACTTGTTTTTTTGTACTCATATAATTCCTTTCATATTATAAAATACGCCACTATTGTGAACAGTGGCGTATTTATTTATCGTATTACACACCATACATTTCGGATGCAATTGCGCCCGCAGTTTTCATGTCAACCAAAGAACCAAATTTTGTTTTTAGTGCTTTCATCACTACCCCTTTGTTTGAAGGTGTCTCTTGTCCGAATTCTTGTGAAAGATATAAACGAACATCATCTTCTGATGCGAGTTCAGGCAAAATAGTTTCCAATAGCGAAATTTCAGATTTCAAGATTTCTATTTTGTTTTCATCTTTAATAACTGAAATTGCACTTTTATTTTTGTCAATCATTTTTTTGATGACTGAAACTGCCTCATCTTCTGTTGTTTGCCGATTTCCTGAATTTTTGCCGATATTCTCAATTTCACTCAAGACATAAACAGTAAAAGATTTTAGTTTTCCGCGATCACGTCGAATACGCATGGATTCTTTTTTCAGTTTTTCAATCGTTGACATCTTCATTCTCCATTAATATATCTCTAATTCTTTTTATGTGTTCTTCGTGTCTTTCTTTGGCACTTGTCATTAATGCTATTTGCTGTTCTCTATTAAGAGGTGCTTCTTGGTTAGAGGCCCAACATGTACTTTTACCACCCGTACCAGACATTACAACATTAAGTGGACCTTTTGCTATACCTATATTGATATTCCCATTATGATCGGGGTCATTCATATAAGCATTCCAAAGTTCTTCCATACGTTCTTCATTTACAGGAATTTCAATAGAACGTTTGATTGCTGCCATAACTGCTTTAATATCACGATAAGTGTATTCCTGCCCATCATCTAAACCTAGATGATATGCCGCTTTCATATATCTCTTAATGGTATCAGAATCTTTCATTTCTTCAAGAAACCTATCTTTTCTTTCCTCAAACCATACATCAAAGTTATCCATTATACATACTCTCCTTTATCAAGATCAAAATCAATAAAATCACATTCACCCAAACAGTGAAATGTAGTACCATTAATGATTTCTTTTTTTGTTTGGTGCCAGTGACC